GTGCTACAGGTGTTCAAGGAACCACAGGTGCTACTGGTGCTACAGGGGTTCAAGGAACCACTGGTGCAACTGGTGCTACAGGTATTCAAGGAACTACTGGTGCGACTGGTGTTCTAGGAAAATCAAGTGGTCTTAGATTTGTATATACCCCATCTGCTGTTGGATCTGGAAAGTTTAAATATAACAATTCAACTCCCTCGACAACAACGTTAATAACCTTCAATGATCAAATGCAAGGTTCAATAAATGTATCATCATACATAGCAACATGGGATGATTCAAGTAGTACAGTAAAGGGTTATATTTTAGTTCAATCATCTGACAATAGCTTCTTGAATATTTTTAGAGTGGATTCTCTAACACCATCAATAGGTTATACAGATGTTGATGTAACTTATGTTTTGGGAACAAGCAATCCCACAGCAGATATTGAATATTCCATAACTTTTTATAGAACTGGCGATAGGGGTGCAACTGGTGCGCAAGGTTCTACAGGTGCTACAGGCATTCAAGGCTCTACAGGTGCAACAGGTATTCAAGGCTCTACAGGTGCAACTGGACCAACGGGTGCAACAGGATTGCAAGGCGCAACAGGTGCTACAGGACCACAAGGTGCAACTGGCACAGTATCAGCCCCTACAGTTACAGTAAGAACTGATGCATCATACACCATACAAGAATCTGATAATAAAAATATTATAGTAAATGAAAGAGTTGGAACTGCAACATATACTATAGATTCAGATTTTAGTTCAGGATATGTAACCACTATATTGAATAATACTGCATCTAAATTTGTATTAGCTTCTGCTAATTCTGTATCTTACGTTTATAGCTCTCTACATGATCCTGCAGGCGGATGGACAGATTACGTAAAGATTAAGATTTACAGAATAGCAACTAAAGTTTATTTCTTGGCTGTAAGCACATAATACTATATACTGGTGTGGAGACTTTACATTATGCTTAAAATTTATCGTTGTAGTGCTTTTGCAACTATTCCAACCTTTGCCACAAAAGAGTCTGCTTGTTTTGATATTCATCTTTGTCTTAGAAATGCAGGCGAAATAAAAATATATGGCTTTCCAGAAAGAACTGAATTCTTCAATGGAGATTCAGATTCATTGCATCTTCGATCAGGGGAAAGAGTTGCCTTGCCAACTGGATTAATTTTTGATATTCCAAAAGGCTACTCAATCAGATTGCATCCTAGATCTGGTCTAGCATTGAAATCTGGAATAGGATTCACAAATGGTGAAGGAATAATTGATTCTGATTACGTGCATGAAATAAAAGCAATAGTTACAAATTTTGGAAGTTATTCACATACGTTCAAGCACGGTGATAGAATTTGCCAGGGAGAACTAGTGAAATCTCTTGACTATAGCATAGAAGAACGGTATACTGTACCGGAGATAAAGACAGATCGTGTAGGCGGTTTTGGATCAACTGGAGTATAATATGAAACGCGACGAACTATTGAATCTTCACGCTGAAATTACTGAAAAAGCCAGAAATCTTATGGATAAGAAGAATAGAGATTATGCTGGCAATGATGGCATGGAGCCTTTTGCAAATTTCACTAGAGTGGAGTCTATGGGTATCTGCTCTACTGAAAAGGGAATGTTGGTAAGAATGACAGATAAGATGTCTAGACTCAGTTCATTCTTTGAGTCTGGACAACTTCATGTTAAAGATGAGAGTTTTGAAGATACGATTGTTGATATCATCAATTACTCTGTATTGATCTATGCTTATCGAAAGGATAAGGAAAATAATAATTCATCCTCTACTAATAAGGTTCTTCTTATCGAAAATTATCTGAATAACATGTCAGATACAATCGACAAAGCACTGAAGCATGAGTGATTTTTATTCTCACATTTCTGTAAGAGGCGAGAAAATCCTCTACAGAGGTTATACATTTATTAATGGGAACTGGAAGCGAGCAAAGAGAGAGGTTCGCTTTCATCCCACTTTCTTTGTTCCTGCCCAAGAGCAAACTGAATATGTGACCTTAGATGGGAAGTATGTTGAGCCTTTTAAGCCAGGATCGATCAATGAGTGCCGTGAATTCATTGATCAGTATTCTGATGTGCAGAATTTTCAAATATATGGAAATGACAATTATTCTGCACAATTCATTGCAGAGAATTTCGCATCAGATATGGATTATGATCCTTCTGTGCTTAAGGTCGCATATCTTGATATTGAGACTAAATGCGAGGATGGATTCCCTTCAATTACAGATGCCGATCAAGAGGTAAATGTAATTACTATTAGAACAATCAAGGACAATCAAGAGCACTTTTATACTTTTGGATTAGGCAAATTCAATCCCCTACACAAGAATCATACCTGCTTGGAATATGATGATGAGGCAGAAATGCTTTCTGCCTTTGTCGAATTCTGGAGAGATCAGGATTTCGATGTTGTGACTGGCTGGAATATTCAGTTTTTTGATATTCCCTATCTTATTCATAGAATTGAAAGACTACTGGGAGAGGGAAAGGCAAAAGGTCTTTCACCATGGTTCTCAATTAAATCTAGAATTGTCCGGATCATGAATAAGGACAATGTTTGCTATGATCTTGTTGGCATAGCAACCCTAGATTATTTTGATCTTTATCGCAAATTCACATTTGTGAACAGAGAATCTTATAAGCTAGATCATATCGCTTTTGTTGAATTGAATGAAAGAAAAGAGACATTTGAAGGGTTTGATGGCATTCAAGATCTCTATACAAGGGACTTTCAGAAGTTCATTCAATACAATGTCAAGGATGTTTCTCTAGTTGTAAAGCTTGAAGAAAAACTCAAGTTGCTTGAACTGGCTGTTGCTTTGGCATACAGTGCTAAGGTAAATTTTAATGACGTATTTTCCCAAGTCAAGACTTGGGATTCTATCATTTATCATCATTTGAATGGCAAGAATATTGTCATTCCAATGAAAGAAACTAAAGAAAAGGAAGATCAATTTGAAGGTGCTTATGTTAAAGAACCTCAAGTCGGCATGCATAATTGGATTGTTTCTTTTGATCTTGATTCTCTATATCCTCACCTTATTATGCAATATAATATCTCTCCAGAGACTAAAACAACGCTAGGGAGCAGAGGATTGGTCAGTCCAAATCTTATTCTGTCTGAAGATCCTGCAACAGTTGCGGTATTGAAGAATGTTAAGGAAAATAACCAGTGCATTGCTGCAAATGGAATTACTTTCCGAACAGATAAACAAGGGTTCCTCCCCGCCCTAATGGAGAAGATGTATGAGGAAAGAAAGCTCTATAAGGGAAAGATGTTGGATTGCAAGAGAAAATTGAAGGAGGAAAAGGACACTCTTTCAATGAGGGAAAAACAACAACTTGAGATGGATATCTCAAAGTATTACAATTTCCAACTTGTTAGAAAAATTCAATTGAACTCCGCGTTCGGTGGAATTGGAAATGAATATTTCCGATTCTACGATCTTGAATTGGCAGAAGCCATTACGATATCTGGACAATTGTCTATTCGCTGGATAGAAAAGCATTTGAATGTATTTTTGAACAATGCGGCTAAGACAGAAAATGTTGACTATATTCTAGCAGCAGATACAGATTCTGTATATATTTGTCTAAATAATTTGGCAAAAAACATGAAGGGAAACAGGCAAGAAATTGTAAAAAAGATAGATAAAGCCTGCAATGATGTAATAAATCCTTTCATTGAAAAGAAATATCAGCAACTTGCTAACATGATGAATGCATATGACCAGAAAATGCATATGAAGAGAGAATCTATATCCGATAAGGGAATCTTCACTGCGAAGAAGAGATACATGCTAAATGTGTATATGGGGGAGGATAATGTCATTCTCACTGAACCAGACATCAAAATTATGGGCATAGAAACTGCCAGATCGTCAACTCCTCTTATCGTAAGGGAAGCATTGAAGAAGGCAATTTACATTATCCTAAATGAGAATGAGGCTAATCTTATATCGTTTATTGATAACTTTAAGCAACAATTTAATAATTGCTCTCCAGAAGATATTGCTTTCCCAAGAAGTTGCAATTCATTGAAAGAATATTCTGATGCATCTAGCATTTACAGAAAGTCTACTCCAATTGCAGTGAAAGGAGCACTTCTTTATAATTATTATATCAAGGATAAGAAACTTACTAAGAAGTATTCTGCAATCAAGGATGGTGAAAAAGTTAAGTTCATTTATTTGAAATTACCAAATACAATCAATGAGCATGTAATTTCTTTTCCTGGGGTGCTTCCAAAGGAACTTGAACTACATACCTATGTTGATTACAAGGTTCAATTTGAGAAAAGTTTCATTGAACCTCTATCATCCATACTAAACGTAATTGGTTGGAATCATGAGGAAAAATCAAGTCTAGAAAGTCTATTCGCATGAACGACAATCTACAAGATTATGCTTTTTCACTATTCTTTTTTTTAATTTGTGTAACTTTTGTCATGTCAATATTTGTTAATATTCCAGAAAGGAATGATAATGAGTTTTTTGAATAATATTATAAAGGCATCTGGAAATGAATATGCATCCTCCGTGGATGATGGCCTTGAGTTTAGTGATGTGAAGGATTATGTTGATACAGGAAGCCATACTTTCAATGCTCTCTTGTCAGGTTCTTTGTATGGTGGTATTCCAGACAACAAGATTATAGCACTCGCAGGAGAAACATCTACAGGCAAAACCTATTTCAGCATGGGTATTGTCAAGAAGTTTCTAGACACAAGAAACAATGGTTATGTTCTTTATTTTGACTCGGAGCAAGCCATCACCAGCGACATGTTCAGATCAAGAGGAATTGATCCAAAGAGAGTTGGTGTGTTCCCGGTTACAACTGTAGAAGAGTTCAGAAAGCAAGTCATCTCAATGGTTGATGCTTACTTGGCTCTCCCAAAGAAGGATCAGAATCCTCTCATGATTGTTCTAGATTCTCTAGGAATGTTGTCAACTGAAAAGGAAATGAACGATTCTTCAGAGGGAAAGAATGTTCGTGATATGACTAGAGCACAGGTCATCAAGTCAGTATTCCGAGTTCTGACAATCAAGCTTGGAATGGCTCATATTCCACTTATTATGACAAATCACACATATGATGTGGTTGGTGCATATGTTCCCATGAAGAAGATGGGTGGAGGATCTGGTCTTGAGTATGCTGCATCCATGATTGTGTTTCTTTCAAAGAAAAAGGAAAAGGTTGGCGATGAAGTTGTTGGAAATATCATTCATTGTCGCTTGACTAAGGGAAGATTCACCAAAGAGAACAAGATGGTTGATGTTCTTTTGAAGTATGACACTGGTCTTGATTCATATTACGGTCTTCTTGATATTGCTCTCAAGCATGGAATATTCAAGAAGGTTTCAACAAAGATTGAATTGCCAGATGGAACAACTGTGTTTGAAAAGCACATCAATGAAAATCCACAGAAATACTACACTCCAGAAGTCATGAAACTTCTTGAAGAGGCTGTTGCAAAAGAGTTCAAGTACGGTACAATGAATGACTCAAGCGACCCTATTCAAGAGAGTGAAGAATGATATCCAGCGTAGAAAAACTTATCCTAGAAAATCTTCTGTACAATGAATCCTATATGCGGAGAGTTATTCCCTTCCTCAAGGAGGAGTATTTCTCTGATAAGATTGAAAAGAAGGTATTTTCTATTCTTCAATCCTTTTGCATTGAATTTAATAAATGTCCCACAAAGGATGTAATTGATATCAGATTGGGGGAAGACAAAACTCTTTCACAAATCGAATTTGATAAGGCAACCGAAATTATTTCGGAACTGTCCCCTGATAATAAGCAGGATGAAGAGTGGCTTATCCAGGAATCCGAGAAGTTCTGCAAGGATAAGGCAATCTATAATGCCATTATAGATTCCATTCAGATCATTGATGGCAAAGACAAGAACAGAAGCCCAAATGCCCTGCCTCAGATTCTCTCTGAGGCTCTGGGTGTGTCATTTGACACTCATATCGGTCACGACTACATCGAAGATGCAGAAATGCGATATGACTTCTATCACAATCCAGAGGAAAAACTTCCATTTGACATTGAGTATCTGAATGTCATCACGAAGGGTGGAACTCCAAAGAAGACTCTGAATGTGATTATGGCAGGAACAAATGTAGGAAAGTCAATGTTCCTATGCCATCATGCTGCTCATTGTCTTCGCATGAACAAGAATGTCCTATACATTACTCTTGAGATGGCAGAGGAGTTGATCGCAGAGAGAATCGATGCGAATATTATGGATATGACAATGGATGATATCCGAGAACTGCCGAAGGCAACCTATGCAAAGAAACTGTACAATGCGACAAAAGGTGTTCAGGGGAAACTCATCATCAAGGAATATCCTACTTGTCAGGCAAACGCCAATCACTTCAGGCATCTTTTGGATGAACTTAACCTTAAGAAGAAGTTTGTCCCGGATATAATATTTGTTGATTATTTGAATATTTGTTCGTCTGCAAGATACAAGGCTTCGTCTAGTGTAAATTCCTTTACTCTAGTTAAGGCAATCGCAGAGGAAATTCGTGGACTGGCTAAGGAAAAGAATGTTCCTGTCTGGACAGCCACTCAGACTAACAGATCAGGATTCCAGAACAGCGATCCTGAAATGACTGATACTGCTGAGTCTTTCGGTCTTCCACAGACCTCAGACTTCATGATCGCTCTAGTATCTACAGAGGAACTGGAGAAACTTAATCAATTGATGGTAAAGCAGTTGAAGAATCGTTACAATTCTAAGAGTTCTAATAAGAGATTTGTTGTAGGAGTAAATTATGCCAAGATGAAGTTACATGATGTAGATCCAAAGGAACAGTTTGATTTCAACAAGGAAGATCCTATCGATGAAGAGGAGCATACTCCTTCTTTCAGGAAGGATATTAAGTCAAAATTTAAGACAACAGGATGGAGCAATACATGAGCAAATACGAAGTAACGGAAAATGACACCAGAACTTTCGAACAACGCCTAGCAGATTTACCACTCGTTCGTGAAGAAGAATACCCTGAGTGGGAAGCATGGTGGAACCGTGTCTGGATCTCAATTGAGAACAAGAAATCATCAAATAAGAGATAATAATGTCTTTACTTCTAGACAAGAAGTATCTTAACATAATCTCCCCAAATCTGGAGAGATTCAAGTGGAAGAAAGAAAATCTTGCAAATTGCAGATGTCCTTTTTGTGGAGATTCTGCAACAAACAAGAGAAAAGCCAGAGGATACTTCTTTTCCAAGGGTAATGATTTCTTTTTCAGATGCCATAATTGCGGTCATGGCACAACCATGTATCGCTTCCTAGAAACTATATCTCCAGCATTAAGCAAGGAATATGCTCTAGAGAGATGGAAGAATGGGGAGACTGGCCATTCAAACTACAAGAAACCAGAACTTAAGTTTGATAAACCAGTCTTTACCAGAAACAAGAAGGAAATAACTCTTCCTAGCATATTGGATCTTGATGAAGATCATCACTGCAGACAGTATGTTGAGAATAGAAAAATTCCAAAACAATTTCTATCAGATCTTTACTATTCTGAGGATTTTGGGGCATTTGCAGCAGAGGTCAATCCTACTCTAGAAATTGGAGATGAGGAAAGACTCATCATTCCTGTAAGAAATAGTGATGGGGAACTTCTTGGATTTCAAGGTAGATCTCTGAATAAGAGAAATCCAGTAAAGTACATAACACTGAAATATGATGAAAATGATATTTTGTGTTATGGATGCAATAGGGTAAATCCTTCAAAACAAGTTTTTGTAGTAGAAGGACCAATAGATTCCATGTTTATAGACAATTGCATTGCAATTCTTGGAATGAATAATGTGGATACTGTTGAAAATCCTAAAGCAATATTTGTTTTAGACAATGAGCCAAGAAGCAATAATGTAATTTCACAAATGATTGATCTGATAAATAAGAATAGAAAGATTTGTATTTGGCCAGAAGGTATAAAGCAAAAAGATATAAATGACATGATTTTATCTGGCATTTCTTCTTCTGAAATACAAAAAATTATTCTAGATAACAGTTATGGTGGTCCCGAAGCTAAAATGAGGGTAATAAAATGGAAGAAGACGAACTAGAAAACGATATACCAGATAAGCAGGAATTTGAAGGAGATCTTGATGACCTCATGGATAATGAGGACTTCAAGGGATTGATGATGGATTATCTTTTGTTTTTTAATGAATATGTAAAAACAACAAATGATGATGTTTATAGAAGAGCAGCAGAATATGCTGCAGATATGACTGGATTTGTTCTTTTGGATTTTGAGATCAATGATGCTCCAAAAAAGGAAGAGGATCAAGATGACGAATGAAGATGAAGAAGAATACTTTGAGGATATGTCTGCAGAAGGATTTCCTGAAGACATGAAGAAATACAATGAAGCACAGGAAATAGCATATGCCCAAAAGATGTTTGAAGCATATGCTACTTTTAGTCGTCATTTCTCAGATTACATAAAACAGAATGATCCTGATTTATGGAAAAGAGCGGTTGATTATGCAATGACATTCACACAAGAGGATGTTTCTGGAATTAAAATGTATTATATTGATGATGAGGGAAAAGATAATGAAGAAGCTTGATGTTTTAGATAATGGATTTGTTGAATATATTGATCATCTAGGAAATGATTTAACTGTCGTAAATGCAGCAAGAGTTTCTTTCAACAAAGAAAGCGATTGGGAAGGTGAAATAGATTGGAGAGGGCAACGAAACAGAGTATTGTGTGATAAGGACAAGAAGTTAATAAAATATCTTGCAAAGCATAAGCATTGGACGCCCTTTGCTCACCCTCAGATTACTTTAAGAATAAAGGCACCGATATTTGTCCGCACACAACTATTCAAGCATAAGGTTGGATTTACTGAAAATGAGATTAGTAGAAGATAATAAAGACCCTTTGATGTTGGGTCGAGTTCGTGCCCGTATCAGAACCGAAAACTTGGCTGATATACTAAAAAGTGTCGAAGGTTGGAATGATACTTTTAAATGGACATCAAAAGACCCTTTGATTTTTAATCCATTACTTCCATATTTTTTGTATCAGGTTCCAGACGTTGGTGAATTTATACAGGTTATGTATGTAAATCGTGAATTCAAATACCAAAACCAGTATTACATACAAAATGGATTTTATTCTCCAAATTCAGTTTTTAGACAAGACAATGTGGGTGGTGATAAATTCACAGGTACGGGTATGCAATATAAATCTCCCAAAGATATAAAAAACAAAGATGGTTCCTACATAATTCCCGCAAGTAGAGGTTTATATCCTGAGCCGGGTGACAACGCACTTTTGGGAAGAGGAAATGCCGATGTAGTCGTAAAACAAACAGATTTGTTGATGAGAGCCGGCAAATATAGTGCAACACCACAATCGAATATTGAGTTTGTTGGTAATCCAAATAGAAGTTTCCTCCAACTTTCAATTTTTGATTCAATCAAAACAAAAAGTCCAGCTAAAACTTATTACAGTATTACAAATCCAACTTTACAAGTAAAATATTTGATAGAGTGGGTAATTACGAATCCTGAAAACACATCAGATAAATTTTGTGGCTCGGTATACTTATATCAATTAAAACCCGACCTTAAAACAAATTCAGCCCAACTCACCGTTTCGAGTGACTTACCCGAAACACTAAAAACCTTAGTTTATCAAGATAATTTTTTTGGATTACCCATAAGTGGTGCTACGGGTGTAACGTCTTTTATCAACTCATTCATAAAGACCTGTAATGACAAAGACGTCACCACGACAGGAAGAAAATTATTTTTTGATAAGACCAATAAATTCCCAATATATTTTAGGCCTTCCCAATTAACCTATTCATATTTAAACCCCGGGTCAGCCAAACCAACTTTTCAAAATATTCCT